GTCTACCCCATCAAATTTATATGCAGAAAAAGTATATTCTGAGCATCCACTAGTTTTGTGGGCATTAGACGACACCCTTGACTATAAAAGTTTAATTACTGAAGCACAACGCAATCTTACAACTTTGTGGACAAAAACAAACTGTGTAGTGGCAGCATCGGCAGAAGATTTAGATGAACCATTTTTAGATAGCAGTTTATCAAGAATTAGAGTTAATGTTCCAATAACAGAAACACTTGAAGCATCAGTTGTTAGCCCAAATATACTTAATATTAATACTTTTGCAGATCTTGGAACATTTACTATTGGATCATACTTTTACTCAAATAGCGTTTATTTGCAAAGTGTTTCTATAGGTTATGAATATACAGATCCAGCCACATCAACTATAATCCAAAACTTAAAAACATTTACTAGTACACTTTATCAAAAGTGGGGATTTATTTCTGAAACTTTTGAAATTCCAAATGTTTCTGCACAATTGCGAATTGTTGTTAAAATTAAAATTTTTGAAGGTTCAGGAACATCAGCAGAAAATGAGTTTTATATAAATGGCATTACTTTTGGGCAATGGAATGAAGAATTTAACACATACTCTTTAAATGGAATAGCAGAAACTACTGTTCCAGCAACAGTAAGCATCTATGGCGGATATGATGCAGTAGAGGCACAAGCATATGGAGTTGCAGAAGACTCTGGATACTATATTACTGAAGGTGGTTTAAAGTGTAAAAATGCTGGCATTCCTTTAGTTTACGGTGCAAGCGGAGTAACAAGATTAGAACCAAATACTGATGCATCGTTAATCCTTCCAGGCAAAGGATTTTTAAATAAAAAGGGGCAGTATAACGACTACACAATTGAGTTCTGGGCAAGAATAGCAGTAAACACATCTACACCATTTAAAATATTTGGACCAATAGCCTCTGAAGATGGTTTGTATGTTGAAGATGGATTTTTAACATTAGTTATTGGCGATCAGTTTTCATCACACTTCGTTGGTGAGTGGTTTAGACCAATGCTTATTCATATTCGCTTAATTAAAGATTCTGCATCTTTATTGGTTAATGGTGAAGAAGTTTTATCATTATCTTTAGATACCGCCAATCTAACTCTTCCAGCAGAACTTGACAACAGCGGAGACAATCAAGACTGGGTAGGATTTTATGCAAGCAATACTGTGTATCCTTTTGAAATTGACTGCGTCGCTATATATTCTTATCAGGTTCCAGTTACAGTTGCAAAACGTAGGTGGGTTTATGGACAAGGAGTTGTTTCTGCAGAAGGTATAAACTCATCATATGGAGGAACAACCGCCTTTATAGATTATCCATTTGCAAACTATACGGCTAACTATAATTATCCAGACTTTGCTGGTTGGGATCAAGGAAGTTTTGATAACCTAGCAACTAGTCAAACAAATTTAAGAACACCTGAGTATTCTTTACCAGAAATATTCCTAGGCACTAAAACATTACAAGAACTATATGATGCAAATAAAGACATACAAGATAACGAGTCTGGCCCTGTTATTAGCGATAGGTTTTTATCTTTTAGACCTAATAATACTTGGAACTCCATTGAGTCATATATTAACTTTTCAAGATTTAACCTATTATCAAGCGAAGTTGAAAGTTGTTATGGAGTATTCAGTTCTAATAACTTAGCATCAGATGAAATATTATTTAAAATATACAACCCTTTAAATAATAACTACTTTACAATTCTTAAAGACGGAAATTTAATTAAATATTCCTTAACCTATAACGGAACTACGCAACTGCTATTTACCTCTACGGCAATAACCTCCAACAGTCTTTTTGCAGTTGGATTTAACATAAAGACATTATCAGAAAATTTTGGTAGCAACATGAGTTCTTTTTTTGGAAATCAGAGTTCCTTAAAAATGTATGTGTGCGGAGATAACTCTGGAGAATACACCTTTACAGGAAGACTTTATTCTGTTGGATTAGGAACGACCTTAAATTCTACAAAAATAATAGACTACATTGACACAAACGGCTTTGTTGAATTGGACAAGGGTCAACAGTTAATTAATCACACAGCCAGTTACACAGTCCTTCCTTCAGAGGCATATGAAAAGTATTTCTTAGACATAGGCGTTGCAGGATACTGGCAAGATTACCTACCCCTTTCTTACTTTGCTCAATTTGTAAAAAATAGCAATGATGAAGAATTTTATGAAATAGATTTTTTACAATTTAATTTAGGATATCCAACAACAACAACTTTACAGCAAGAGTCAGGTACATCTGCTTCGTATTACAATACAGAAGGTGCACAAATAAAAAGTTATGTAACCTTTCAGTATGTTGCAGATGGCGCTAATAGTCCTACTTCTTTTGTTAATGACGAGCCACCAAATGAACATAAAGTCCTTGACTTAAATGACTATGAGAACTGGGAAACAACAAGGTTTGAAGTTTTAAACAATACCTTGATTTACCCAATTAAAACCATAGACTTTAATCAGTTTGCAATTGTATATAGTCTTGAATTTAACAGTCGTGGAGTTTTAACTAAACCAATTCTATTAAACAAGTTACAGTTGGCCTCTCAAGCATTTAATGATAACTCCTTTAATCCAGTAGGAACAAGATTTGGAGTAGATTTATTTCCATATAAAAAGAACGGAATTTATTTTGATTACAAATCTAAAAATCCGTTTAGCATATATAAAGAAAGTACCCCATATTTATATTTAACAAAAACATCTGGAATTGAAGTACGTGGGGAAATAAATATTCTAGAAAATCGTGGACTAAATCTTCCAATTAACAAAGAATTAGCAACAGACTATAAGGTAAGCGCTATGCAGTTGTGGCTAAGATATGATCAGGACACATTTCCAACAACTGCAACAGAAATTTTTGAAATTAACCATAAAAGCGGAACTCTTAAGTTTTATCTACAGGCAAACAGCGCTGATCTAGACAGAGGCAGGATATTTGTTTTGAACCAAAATGGTGTCCCATATAATGGTGTTGGATTTTACTTAAATGGTAGTCTGGTAAGAGAGCCAGTTCTATCCCTTAAAGAATGGTCTTCAATAGGAATAGCATTTTTAGCCTCTCTTGTCTATAATTCATATCTTGGAAGCATAAACTTGACGGGACCAATACTATTTAATAACATTGCATATTATCAGGCAAACAGTCTACAAGAGGTTGAAAGCAGAACATTAAGAACTTGGTTCCAGGTATTAACAGACGGAATTACAACAAATGATTGGCAATTTTGGTCTAGTAACTTTACCTGGGATGGCATGTTAGTAATAGGATCATCAGAGTTCTACGGAATTAACCCCTCAGATATTTATAAGACATACATAGGCACAAATAAAATAATTGTTGATGACGGAGAAGGCTTAGTCTATCAACCTGAAAAATTAAATATATATGCAGGTACAGAGTGGTCAACCAACGTCTCTACACCAGTATAATCTGATATACTTATGGTTATGGAATCCCTAATTAACCCAAAAACTGGTAAGCCTTATGTTAAAAATGTCCGTCGTCAGGTAATAGATAAGCATTATGACTGGGGTCTTTACGTATATAAGACATCCTCTGGTAAATGGTTTACAGACGAAGAAGGCTCAGTTCTAAATATACCTTCCGACCGTGGAGACATTTCAAAAATTGCAGAGTTAAAAAAAGTTGCAATACATTACGGAGATGATGGACTTGGCACAGCAGTATTTGTTCCAGGGCTAACTCAAGTTAGTGAAGAAGAGTATTCCGAACAAAAGGCAAGATTAAAAGAAGGATTAATTCCTTCAATGAATGATTTAGGTGCCTGGCATGCAGCACAACAAACATTGGAAAAACATGGAAGAGGTGCAATGGATGAGTGATCAAGAATATATCCGTGCAAGTCTTAATACAGAAGAAAAACAAGACAACATTTTTAAATCACATGACCCATTTAACAAAACTTGGGATGTTTTAAAAGATTATGTTGGGCTTGACCAAAACTTTCGTCGTAGAACAACTCGTAATTTAACAAAATACGCAGCACCAGAATTTAATGAAGCATACCTAGATGCAGCAAACGCAACCCCATCTGGAGTAAATGCGGGATCTAAACAAATCAATCCAGGCACGGTATATAGAAATGGTTACGGACTATTTGACGTAATCACTCCTCCATATAACATGTATGAGTTAGCCAACTTCTATGACACATCATTTGCTAACCATGCTGCAATTGACGCCAAGGTAGAAAACATTGTAGGTCTTGGATATCGCTTTGATATATCAGATAGAACGTTGTTAAGGTTTGAAATGAACGAAGATGCAGGTGCGGTAGAACGTGCTCGTAATCGTATTGAAAGAGCCAAAATTCAAGTACGTGATTGGCTAGAAAATTTAAATGATGATGACAGTTTTACAAAAACAATGGAAAAGGTTTATACAGACCTTCAGGCAACAGGTAATGGTTTTATTGAAGTAGGCAGAACAACTGCTGGAGAGATTGGCTATGTTGGTCATATTCCAGCAACTACTGTTCGTATACGACGCTTGCGTGATGGGTTTGTGCAGATTATTGGTCAAAAAGTGGTTTACTTTAGAAACTTTGGAGCAAAAAATGCAAACCCTATGGGTACAGATCCACGCCCTAATGAGATAATTCATTTAAAAGAGTACTCACCTTTAAATACATTTTATGGTATTCCAGATATTATTGCAGCAATGCCATCTCTTATCGGAGACCAACTTGCTTCTCAATACAATATTGACTACTTTGAAAACAAGGCTGTACCAAGATATGTTGTAACCCTAAAGGGTGCAAAACTTTCAGGTGATGCTGAAGATAAAATGTTTAGATTTTTACAGACTGGGCTTAAGGCTCAATCACACAGAACCCTTTATATTCCGCTTCCTGGAGACACAGAAGGAAATAAGGTTGAATTTAAGATGGAACCAATTGAAAACGGTATCCAGGATGGCTCATTTAAAGAGTATCGCAAACAAAACCGTGATGATATTTTAATTGCCCATCAAGTTCCTATTTCAAAACTAGGTGGTGCAGATTCTGGAGGCGTTGCAGCAGCGCTTTCTCAAGACCGTACATTTAAAGAACAGGTATCTCGTCCAGCGCAAAGACATCTGGAAAAGGTTGTAAACAAGATCATAAGAGAAAAAACAGACATTCTTGAACTTAGGTTTAACGAACTAACCCTAACTGATGAAATTGCACAATCTCAAATTCTTGAAAGATATGTAAAGACTCAGGTTATGACTCCTAATGAGGCTCGTGAAATGTTAGACTTGCCACTGAGAGCAGATGGGGACACACCATTTGTTATGTCTCCAAGACAAGCAACTGATGCTAGAGCAAATTTAGCAGGGAATCGTCAAAGAGATGCAGAACGAACAAATAACAATTCTGATTCGCCAACTACTATATCTGGACGTAATGCACAAGGTGAAGGTAGATCGTCTCAATAATTGAGAAATTCTTTCAAAGCGGTGCTATAATTATAACGTTATGTTAATAAACAAGGCTCATTGGGAAACTAAAGGTGACAGTGTTCGCCTTTCAATGCCCATTGGAAAAGTAGATGTTGAGCGCCGTATGGTCTCTGGTTTTGCAACCCTAGACAACGTTGATCGCCAAAATGACATTGTAACAACAGAGTCTAGTATAAACGCTTTTAAGAATTTCCGTGGTAACCTTCGTGAAATGCACCAACCAAGTGCTGTTGGTAAAATTGTTTCTTTTAAAGAAGATAAGTATTTTGATCCAAGTACTAAAAAGTTTTATAGTGGAGTTTATGTTTCTGCTTACGTTTCCAAAGGTGCACAGAATGCATGGGAAAAAGTTTTAGACGGAACCTATACTGGTTTTTCAATAGGTGGAAACATTAAAGAATGGGATGACGCTTACGACGAGAAAATAGATAAGACAATTCGTGTAATTAAAACTTATGAGTTGTCAGAACTTTCTCTTGTAGATAATCCAGCAAATCAATTTGCAAACATAGTTTCTATTGAAAAAATTAATGGGCAAAACGTAGTTGATGGATATCTATCAAAAACAGAAATTGAGAATGTATTTTGGGACTCAGAAAACGGTATTGTCATGGTATCTGATTCTGACTCTGCAACAAGTCCAGTAAATGGTAATGCAATGCAGAACATTGGCTTTATAGAAAAGAATGATAAAGATACTGAAAAACTAATAAAATTCTTAGTTGATAGTGCTAAAGGCATTAATACAATTAAGATTACTAAGGAGGTAAATCTAATGACAGAATCAACAAACACAGTTTCAGAAACTGTAGTTGAAAATGCAGAGGTTGCTCCAGAGGCACAAGCAGCAGAGGTAGTAGCAGAAGCAACAGCAATTGTTGCAGAAGCAGTAGAAACCCCTGCAGTCGCTGAAGAAGCACCAGCAGTTGAAGAACTTGCTCTTGCTAAATCAGATGACGCTAGTGCAGAATCTTCTGTTGCAAAAGCAGCAGTTGAAGTAGAGACTGTGGTGGAAAAATCCGTTGCAGATGTTAAAGAAGAAGTTGCTAAAGCAGTTTCAGAAATTAATAATTCTCTTACTAATGCCTTTGGCGATCTTGCTGCAACTATCAAATCTCTTAATGAGAAGGTAACAGCAGTAACAAAATCTCTTGAATCGGTAACATCTGATGTTAATGGAATCAAGAGCAACTTTAACGAGTTTGGCAAGCGAGTAGATCTTGTAGAACAAGATACCGCTTTCCGCAAGTCTGGCGATCTAGGCGAGATCGTACAGGAATCAC